CTTCTCGCCCTTGATGGCCGCAAGGGCCACCTTCGCCTTGAAAGCCGGAACGTGGTTCAGGCGCGGTCGTCTCGCCATAAGATGTCTCCTGTCTCGGCATCGTCGCCGATCTCGGGCACGAATTCCACTTATCGCCCTGTCCAGATTTCCCCCGCCAGCTCTTCGACGGGCTGGCCCGGGAATACCGTCTCCGAAAAACGGTTCATTCGCTTGAGCCCGGGGGTCGGCGTGGTCTGGTACGACGGCACAGCGCCCTGGGACGCCGTGTTGGGTTTGCCGGAGCCAAGTGACGACACCGGCTCCTGACTTGCTGACGGCGCACGGACGGCGGCCTGTCAATGGCACCTGAAGATGTCCGGTTTTCATAGCACATCAAATGTCCGCTGCTGATGTTGGGCCTGTGGGGTTGTGGGCGGGGCGCAGCGCCGTCCACAAATCCACAGGCCGGGCCGCCGAGCGGAGTTAAGCGGCCTGTCTGGCGTCGGCGCCGGAAACGAGGGTTCCGTCGTCGGTGTAGCGGGCCAGGCAGCGCGGCCCATGGAACAGAGCGAGCCCGCCGGCCGGATAGCGGCGCACCAGGACCGTCGCCTTGACGAAGTGGTGGCGGTGGGCCTGGGGCGGGATTTGCAGCACCAACCCGTCGTAGCGCACGCAGTTGTCCTTGCCGACCTGGCGGGTTTCCTGGACGCACAGGGCTTCGGCCAGCGGCGGGCCGACGTAGGGGACGAACGCCGTTCCGTCCTCCGCCGCCTTCACGGCGAAGCGGGCGTTGTAGGCCGGCAGGAAAACGTCGCGGATATAGCGGTCCGCGTCGGCGACGGACTCGATCCCCGCCAGCCGCAGCTCTTGCGGCAGCCGTCCCTGAAAGCTCTGGAACAGCCGTTCCATGCGCCCCCTCGCCTCGGGCGAGTAGGAGGGAATGTGCTGGATGCCAAGACGCGCCAGCGCGTGGCCGACCTGGGTCGGTTTCGTCTTGTCCACGGGTCCGCCAGCCTTCGGCGTGTGGAAATAGTGGCTGCCCCGGTCGGTATAGAGCGAACTGAACAGCCCGTGCGCCGCGATCACCTCGCCGAGGCCGCGCAGCGTGCTCATGGTGCCTTCCTCGTCCACCAGGAAGGCCGAATACACCGTGCCGGTCGCGTCATCCATCGTCGCGATCAGGTCAAAGTCCCGCTCCAGCCCCGGGATCCAGCGGTAAGGCGACCCGTCCTGCATCAGCATCATCCCTGGCAGTGGCCGACGCGGCCGGCGCCGCCGGTGCGGTGACCGCCGCCGGCCCGGCTTCAATCGGCCCGCCTTCTGCAACTGGGTCTTCGTGAACGTGTAGCTGAAGGGCCAGCCGTGATCCGCCTTCAGCCGCTCGTGGAAGTGCTTGGCGTTGAAGTCAAAATACCGCGTGTCGAACTGCTCGAGCATCCACTCGATCCGGTCCACCGGCACAGCCCGGCCAGATGTCCGGCCACGGCGCCGGTCGATCAGCCCTTCCGCGCCATCCGCCTCGTACTTGTCCCGCAGTCGGCGAAAGTGCCGCTCCGAAATCCCCAGCCACTCCGCCGCCTCAAGGCAGCTCAATCGCCCTCCGCGATGGCGCTCCAGCGCCTCCACCATCCGGGCCATCCTGACCTCCGGTAGCATCCGATCCCCCCGGTCTGGAACCTCTCCAAAAACCGGACAGATCGTGTGCTACAGAAACCGGACATATCACGTGCTACGGACACGTCGGGGGCGGTCTTCGCCTTCCGGGGTCGTCGTGGCGACAGGGTGAAGCTGCTGTATTGGGATGGCCAGGGCTTCTGCCTGTACTACAAGGTGCTGGAGCATGGCCGCTTCCCCTGGCCGTCGCCGGCCGACGGGACGGTCCGGCTGACGCCGGCCCAGCTGGCGATGCTGTGGGAGGGGATCGACTGGCGGCGCCCGGCGTGGACCGCGCCGCCTGCCCGCGTGGTGTGATTTTCTGAACGGAATCAGCGAGGTAAAGCTGGAGCAGAGGATCCCGGCCGGGTATAATCCGGTCATGACGACGACGCCCGACACCCTGCCCGATGATCCCGCCGTTCTGAAGGCGATGCTGCTGGCCAAGACGGAAGAGGTCAGCCGCATGGCGACGTCGCTGCGGGCCTACGAGGCGATGGTGGAGGCGCTGAAGCTGCGCATCGCCCGCCTGAAGCGGCAAAAGTTCGGGCGCAGTTCCGAGAAGATCGACCGCGAGATCGCGCAACTGGAACTGGCCCTGGAAGGGCTCGAGGTGGCGCGGGCGGTGGCCGAACCGGCACCGGCCGAGGACGAAGAGGCCGCCCCGTCCCCCGAGACCAGCACCGCATCGGAGACGGACCAGCCGAGCCAGAAGACCGCACCGCGCCGGCGCGGCAAGCCCAAGGTGGCGCCGGACACCCCGCGCGAGCGCATCGTCCTGGACCCCGGCGAGCACTGCCCGGACTGCGGAGGGCCGCTGCGTCTGGTCGGTGAGGACGTGGCCGAGATCCTGGACTTCATCGCGGCCAAGCTGAAGGTGGTGGAGACGGCGCGGCTGAAGAAGTCCTGCCGGCACTGCCAGACCATGGTGCAGCCGCCGGCGCCGACGCGGCCGGTGGAACGCGGCATGGCCGGCCCCGGTCTGCTGGCGCATATCCTGGTGTCGAAGTACGACGACCACCTGCCGCTGTACCGTCAGGCCGAGATCCTGGCCCGCCACGGCGCCGACATCCCGCGCTCCACGCTGATCGACTGGTGCGGCCAGGGCGTTGCGACGCTGCGCCCGCTGATCGAGCGCATCAAGGCTTCGGTCCTGGCGGCCGACCGCCTGCACGCCGACGACACGCCGATCCGGGTGCTCGATCCGGGCCGACGCAAGGCGACCGGCGACGAACCCGGCGTCAAGGAAGGCCGCATCTGGGCCTATGTCCATGATGACCGGCCCTGGGGCGGCACCGACCCGCCGGCGGTCGCGTATTTCTTCTCGCCGGACCGCAAAGGTGAACATCCGCAACGACATTTGGCCAACTTCCGGGGCATCCTGCAGGCGGACGCCTATGCGGGGTTCCGCAAGCTGTACGAGGCTCGGGACGGCACCGCTCCGCGTGTGCGTGAGGCGGCATGCTGGGCACACCTGCGGCGCGACTTTCATGATGTCTGGAAAGCGACGGACTCGCCCCTCGCCCGGGACGCGCTCGAACAGATCGGCGCGCTGTACGACATCGAGCGCCGCATCACCGGGCTGCCTGCGGAACAGCGTCTTGCCATCCGTCAGGCCGAAAGTCGCCCCAGGGTCGAGGCCTTCAAGACGTGGTGCGAGACCCAGCTGCCGCGTATCCCCGGCAAGAGCGACCTGGCCAAGGCCATGCGCTACGCCCTCGGGCGCTGGTCCGCATTCACGCTGTTCCTGGAGAACGGCGAGGTGGCCATCGACAACAATCCGGCCGAGCGGGCCATCAAACCCGTGGTCCTGGGCCGCAAGAATTTTCTGTTCGCCGGGTCCGACAGCGGCGGCGAGGTCCTGGCCGACGCCATGACCCTCATCGAGACCGCCAAGATGAGCGGCCTGAACCCCGAGGCCTACCTCACCGACATCCTGGCCCGGATCAACGATCACAAGATCAACCGCCTGGACGAACTGCTGCCCTGGAACTGGCGCGCAACCGACGCCCGCCACACCGCTGCCGCGTAACCCCAAGCCCCAATCCCCGCGGCCCAGAGCGGCCGCTTACACCCCGTCCGTCCCTGTGGGGGGGTGATCGGTATGGCACAGGCGGGATATTGAAAGATTTACCGGAACATATTGGGATACCTAAAAAATTTGGGCCGACGGGCAAAAATGGATTTGGCACACTCTGATCGGATTTGATCGGCGATCGGCAGGGAATTGGCACACGACCGATCGCCGATCAAGCGCGGTCAATCGCCGCAGGCCTCCATAAGCGGAGCGTTAAGGGCCGCCTCAATCGCGGGATCCAGGTCGGTAAATAAAATACGGGCGGACTGGCCGCTGGACGCAAACAGTTGAAAACCGACGTAACCGCCGAAGACGTTGCGGGCGTTAACTTCGCCGCACACGAGCTTGCCAGCGGTGTGTTCTACAATTCGAATATTGCGAAACTGCGCGCTGTCCGGGTCGCGTAGCTTTTGCCTTACGGCCGTTTTGGCGCCGGCGATCATATCGTCTTCGTCGCCACTTAGCATCAAGAACCCCTTACCGTTAAGGGCCATCATGCCGAGGAGTTGGGCGCTTTCGGCACGCGCGGACTCCGGATCGTCGTAGGCGACCGCCGGGGTGGCCAGGGTGAGAGCGGCGGCGAGGAGGGTGGCGGAGAAGAGCGGGCGGGGCATGGGGGCCTCCGAAAGACAGATAGACCGAAGGTATACGTGCGGAACGTTGATTGCACACGCGAAATCGCGCTAGGCAACGTAGGGTCAGGCGCGAACCAACCTCAAGCCGAGTGTTTACCATGCTCGGCGGTCGTTGGCGACGCCAATACGTCGCGGCGCAGTTGGGCTAACCCCATGTTGAGGGCGGCGCGTTGGGCATCCGCGTTGCCCTGGCACGCGGCCAGGACGTCGTCGTGTAGGCGGGCGGCCAGCCGGCCGGCCGAGCGGTCGTCGATCCGGGCGTTTAACTCCCTGTAAACGCGCTGTAATCCCTCCAAACACAGGCCTAAAAGGTCGGCGTCAGTGGCGCCCGCCGTGGTGGCGCCGGACGGGGCGGACGGCGACTCGGGCGCGGCGCGGATGTGGGCCGGGCCGGCGCCGGTCAGCAGCCAGTCGAGGCGGACGCCGATGGCCGTGGCGATCGCCTCCAGGTGCCGGCGGTCCTCGCTCGCTCCGGCCTCAAGGGCCTGAATTTCCACGACTTTCAGACCGACATCGGCGGCGAACCGCTCCAGGAGCATGGTGCCGCGCAGGATCCGCACGCGCTCGGCGACGGTCTGGCGGGCCGGCTCGGGCTCCGGTTCGGGCGGGGACTCGGCCGCGACCTGGTCCCGGCGCATCGGGCCTTCGCCGGTGAGCAACCAGTCGACCGTGACGCCGGCGTATTGGGCGATCCGCACCAAGTGCGGCGCCTTGGGTATGCCACCCTCGTTCCACGCGCGGTTCCAGGTGCTGGTGGGGACGCCAGCGCCTTTCGCCCACTGAAACGGCGGTGTTTTGCCCACCAGGTCGCCGAGCCGCGCGCGAAAGCCGGCATCCGTGTCCATTTCGGAGTTCACGGCCCGAACTCCGAAATTTGTGCAAGGGAGCGGTGCGCGTTTCGGACTTCCATTTTTTCCATCGTTTTCAACGTATTGCGAGCGGTAATGCCGATTTCGGGAACGACGGAAGTCCGAAACGGAAATTCACGCTTGCGTGTGCCCGAAAATGGCAATCGGCTCCCTCCCATGACACAGGAAGCGACACCCATTGCGGTCCCAAAAAACCCCGCCGAGCGGCGGGTGTCGGCTCCCTCCCATGACACAGGAAGCGACACCCATTGCGGTCCCAAAAACCCCCGCCGAGCGGCGGGTGTGGATCATCCAGCGGTTGCGCGGGCGGGGCTGGACCCTGCGCGCGCTGGCCCGGGAGGTCGGCGTGGCGCCGCAGACGATTGCCGCCTGTATCGACGCACCAAACGCCAACATCGAGCCGGTGTTGGCCGAGGCCCTGGGGCTGACGCCCCGGGACGTGTGGCCCGAGCGCTGGTCCCCCGAGACCGGCCGGCGTCTGGCGCAGGTCCGGCACCCCCGGAAGCGGCGCCTACCCCATCACCCTACACAGACCGCCCCCGGTGGTCAGCGGCAAAAGGAGCACGCGGCATGAGCACGGATCGTGTCAGGGGCGAGCGGCGCCGCAGCGGGAAACCCTCGGTGTCGGAAGGGGGCTCGGGCATCGTGTTTGACACGGGGTGGCTGCGTTGGTGCGCGCTGGCCCTGGGCGGGAAGAGGCGCCCTCGTGGCTCCGATCTGGACCGCCTGACACGCGCCACGGAACGCCTAGCCTGGGCGGTTGAAGACCTCACGCGCGAGATCGGTGACCTGCGCCAGGTCACGTCGGCGCCGAAGGCTCGTCGTCATGATTGATGCCTTCGACCAATTTGGCGGCCTTCAGGCGATCCCAGGCTCGAACGTGTGTGGCGCCCAATCCTCCCTCCACCGCATCGACCGCGATGTCCAGGCGGCCGACGCGGTCGCCGGTTTCGTCGTCGAAGATTTCGAACGCTGCAACGTGTTCCCGAGCACGGGTCGCAAACAGACGTATTCCGGTCATTTCGATCTTGATCACAGTTCCCTCCTCGGTGGTGTGGCAACCCCGAGTGTAGGGATCGCCCGGACGGTTGTCTCCATCACGCGCGCGTATGCCTCCACGCGCGCCAGGGGTGCGGCCGTCCGGGCGCTCATGCCGAGCCTGCGGGCGGGCGACTCCGTTTCGCGCGGGGCGCCCGCCCGTCTTTTTGGGGGCGCCACGTCATGAAAGATCGCGCCGACGCCCGCACGCTCGACCTGCTGGACGACTGGACCGCGCCGGACGTGACCGTCCACTACGACGGGGACACGGCGCCGCGCGGCCCGGACCTGGACCAGCGGATCGCCCAGGCGGTGAGCCGGACGCTGAGCGACGACGGGCGGTCGCGCGAGGAGATCGCCGAGGCAATGGGGGCGGTGCTGGGGCACCGGATGCCCAAGAACACCCTGGACGGGTACGCCGCGCCGTCGCGCGGCGATCACGCGATCAGTCTGGCGCGGGCCATCGCCCTGATGGAGGTGACCGGCGACGTGCGGGTGGTGGCGCAGGAGCTGCGGCGGCTGGGCTATGCGGTGATCCCCGACCGGTACCTGGGGGCGGTCGAGGAGGCGATGACGGCCGAGCAGATCGAGCATCTGGAGGCCAAGCGGAAAATCGCGCGGCGCGCCTGGCGCGGAGGGCACCGGTGATGCCGGCCTTGCCCACCCCAGATCGCTGGTACACGGCCGCCGAACTGGCGGAGCTCGCCCTGCCCGACATGCCCGGCACGGAACGGGCGGTGCAGATCAAGGCCCGGCGGGAAGAATGGCCCTATCGTCCCCGTCAGGGGCGGGGCGGCGGGCGGGAGTACCCGGTCTCGGCGCTGCCCGAGACGACGCGGGCGGCGCTGGCGCGGCGCGAGCTGGCGGCCGAGGCGCCGCCGCCGGCGGTGGTGGCGGCCGAGCGCGGGCAGCGCGATCCGGCGGACATGCGCGACGGAACGCGGTCGTGCATGGATGCCCGCGCGGCGCTGTGCCAGGAGGTGGATCGGCTGTGCCTGGAATACGGCCTGTCGGAGCGGCAGGCGGCGCAGGCGCTGGTCGATCAGGCGCGGGCCGGGAAGCTGCCCGAGCATCTCATGCGCATGGTGCCCCGGGCCAATGCCCGGCGCGGCTCCTCGGGCTCGCGCGTGCTGTCGCTGCGGTCGGTCCAGCGGTGGCTGGCGGCGCGGGCGGCGGGCGATATCACCGCCCTGGCGCCGGCCGAGGAGTTGCCGCGAGAGGCGCCAGCGTGGGCCTATCCCTTGATGAAGTTGTATCTCCGGCCCCAGAAGCCGTCCATCGCGGCGTGCCTGGAATGGTGGCCGGAGACCGCGCCGGTGGCGGCGCCGTCCTATGACCAGGCGCGGCGGTTCATCGCCAGCCTGGGGGCGGTCGGCAAGAACAAGGGCCGGGTCGGCCCGCGCGACCTGAAGCGGTTCAGGGCGCTGGCAATCCGTAGCTTCGACCACCTGCTGCCCGGGGACGTGTACACGTCGGACGGCCACCGTCACGATCGCGAGGTGGCGCACCCGCTCGACCCGAGCCGGCCGAAGCGGCCGGAGATCATCAGCGTGCTGGATGTGGCGACGCGGGCCTGGGTGGGCTGGTCGGCCTGGACCGACGAGGCCGAGTGGCTGGTGGCGGCGGCGCTGCGGACAGCGGTGGTTGGCGCCGGGATCCCGGCCATTTGGTACGTCGATAATGGCTGTGGATTTCGAAATCGCGCCCATAACGACCCGGTGACGGGCCTGATGGCCCGGCTGGGTATCACCAGCCGGAACTCGATCCCGTACAACTCGCAGGCCCGGGGCGTGATCGAGCGGTTCCACCAGACCGGCCTGATCGCGCCGGCGCGGCAGTCGGCGGCCTATGTCGGGCACGATATGGACCGCGAGGCCAAGCAAATCGCGTTTAAAGCCTCGCGGAAGGACATCAAAACCTACGGTCACTCCCCCGTCATTCAGACCTGGGACGCCTTCCTGGCATGGGTCGAGGATTGCCGGGCGCGCTACAACAACCGGCCACACAGCAGCCTGCCCCGCGTCCGCGACCCGGAGACGGGCAAGATGCGGCATCGCACGCCGGCCGAACAGTGGGTCGCGCTGCTACCGTCGGCGGACGATCTGGGCGTGGTGCCGCCGCGCCTGAGCGAGGCCGAGGCGCGGGACCTGTTCCGGCCGCATGAGATCCGCACGGTGCGCCGGGCGTGGGTGCAGCTCGGCGCGCGGAAATACTTCTCGCAGACCCTGGATGACCTGGACATGCACGGCCAGGAAGTGCGCGTCGAGTACGACCCGCGCGACATGGGCCGGGTGTGGATCCGCGATCTGGATGGGCGCCTGATCTGCGAGGCGGCCGAGAACGGCAACACGCGCCCGTATTTCAACGATGACGATGTGCAGCAGGCCAGAGAGCGCCGCGCCACGGCGCAGGACGCGATGGCCCTGCGCGACGAGAGCGCCGCGCCGATCCTGCTGGCCGAACCGCCGGCGCCGGCGCCGCGCGAACTGACGGCCGACGAGCTGGCCGCGAAAGAGCGGCTGGCGGCCGAGATGGCCGCGCCGCCCAAGCGAGACGAGACCCCGAAAGAGCGCTGGTGGCGCGCCCACCAGACGCTGGAGGCACACGCCGCCGGCCGACCGGTGGACGCCGAGGCCCTGCGCTGGGCGCGGGGGTATTCGCAGACGCCGGAATACCGGAGCCACGAAGCGGCGCTGGAGGAATGGGGCGCGGACATCTTCCTGTCCGGCCTGGGTGGCGGACAGGCGTCCGCCTAAGCAAACGGCCCGCGCGGGGCGGCATCCCCGACACGGGCCATCAACAGCACACGAGGGAAGCATGACCGACAAACAGCCCACCGTCAACGCCACCACAGCGCCGCTCACCAATGTACTGCGGTTCGGCGCGCTGGTGGATGCGTGTGTCCAGCGGCCCCGGCACCTGCCGGGCCTGGGCGTGTTCTACGGCCACTCGGGCCTGGGCAAGACCTGGTCAGCCACCCACGCCGCCCACCGCACCCGCGCGCGGTACGTGGAATGCGGCGAGAGCTGGACGCGGGCGCGGTTCCTGTCCGTGCTGGCCGTCGAGGTGGGCGTGGACGGACGCGGCCGCGCGGCCGACGTGGTGGACCGGATCATCATGGCCTGCGAGGCGCAGGACCGGCCGGTCATCATCGACGAGGCCGACCACGTCGTGCGGCGCGGGTACATCGAGACCGTGCGCGAAATCGCGGATCGGGCGGGGGTGCCGATCATCCTGGTGGGCGAGGAGGCGTTGCCGCAGATGATCGCGGCGCGGTCGGAGCGCACCCACAACCGCGTGCTGCAATGGGCGGCGGCGGAGCCGGTGACGGCCGAGGACGTCGCGACGGTCGCCCGCCTGTACTACCCGGACCTAGTTATCGCGGCGGACCTGATCGAGCGGGTCACCACCGCGTCGGCCGGGCGCATCCGGCGGGCGGTGGTCAACCTGCACCAGGTGGCGACCGAGGCGCTGGCCCAGGGCTGGGACACGGTGGGCCTCGCCAGCTGGGGCGAGCGCGAGTTGTACACCGGTCAGGTGCCGTCCATGCGCGCCGGCGAGCGGGTGCCCGCCCGGGGAGGCCGCCCATGAGCCGGCACCCCTGTCATATCGAGGGCGCGCTGCGCGTGAAGGTCAAGCGCGGGCATCAGGGCATCTGGGAGGCGATCCGGGAGCGGCGCGGCGCGCCGTGGACCGTGCGCGACATCTGGATCGACACCGACATCCAGGCGCCCGACAGCGTGCGCGACTATGTCCGGCGTCTGGAGCTCGCCGGATACGTGGAGCGCGTGGGACACGTGGAGCGCGAGGGTGGCCGGACCAGCCGCGCGAGGGCGGCCCTGTGGTGCCTGGTCCGCGACGCGGGGCCGGAAGCGCCGCGCCTGCGCCGCGACGGCACGGAGAGCCCGCCCACGGGGCAGGAGGCTATGTGGCGCACCCTGCGGATGATCGGGCGCGATGGGGTCACGGCCGACGACATGGCGGTCATGGCGTCCACCGACACGCGTCCGGTCAGTCGTGGGGCGGCGCACTGCTATCTGGGCCATCTGTGCCGGGCCGGATATCTGCGCGTCGTCGAGGAGGGCCGGCCGGGGCACAAGCCCGGCACGGGCACGCTGACCCGCTACGCCCTGCGGGCCGGCATGAACACCGGGCCGGCGGCGCCGATGATCGCGCGGATCAGTCATGCCGTCTGGGACCCGAACCGCAATGAGTTCATGGGCGAGGCGTCGGTAGACGTCGCGGGGGGTGGCCATGGGTGATGGACGCGCGATCGCCCGCGCCAGCGCCGCCTGGGGCGACGACATGCCGGCGTCGGTCCGCGCCCTGGCCGAAGCCTGCGACCGATCCAGCCAGGGCCGCGTCGCCGCGACGATCCGGCGCCGCGACGGCCGGGGCCACTACAGCCCGACCGTCATCAACCAGGTGCTGGGCCGGGCCTACCCCGGCGACATGGACGCCGTGCTGGCCGCCGTCTCGGCCGCGCTGATCGCCGACGCCTGGGAGTGCCCCGGGGTGGGCGGGGAGATCAGCGCCGAGGCCTGCTGGGACTGGCAGGTCAAGGCCCGCGCCGATGCCGCCGCGACCAGCTCCCACCGCATGGCCATGCGCCGGGCGTGCAAGGACTGTCCCGTGTTTCAAAGCGAGGAGGATGAGTGATGCTGAGCCATGACCTGAAGAGCCTGCATGACGTGATCTGCGCCACCCTGTCCGGCGGCCGGCCGATGCCCACCATCGGCGTGTTGGCCGACTGGGCGCGCGCGATGTCCGACTGCATCGCCCAGGCCGAGGCGATGGAGACGGCCGGCGGGCCGCTGCCCGGCGCCGCCACGGCCGACTGGCCGGAGATCGCCGCCCACATCACGGTCAGCGGGACCGGCGCGGAGCCGCCGCCCGAGGTCATCGACCTGGACGTGGTGCCAGTCTTTTCGCTCGCCGACCTCGCGCCCGGCAGTGGGTGTGATGTGGTGCCGGTCGTGGACCTCTCGGAGGCCCTGAGCCGCGACGCGAAGATCCGCTGTATTCGTGCCCTCGACGACGCGCGGCGCCGCGCCGAGGCCCAAGACGCGGCCGAGGCCGAGTTCCAGGGGCACCTGGCCGTCGTGCGGACTCTTGGGCGCGCGGCGGACACGGGAGGTGACGCGGCATGATGAGCCCCAGCGTTGTCTCCTCCCCACCCCGGCGTCGGCCGGTGGCCTTTGGGGAGCGCGTCCAACTGCGCCTGGGTGTGCGGCCCAAGGACCGGCCGGTGTCGGCGGTCCTGCATACGGCGCGGCAGATCGGCCCCGGTCGGGAGGTCTGGGGCCTGCGGCTGGAGGCTGTCTCCGCGTCCGCCGAACAGACGGCCGGCGACATGCTGTTTGTCACCGTCGACATCGGCGACGACGGCGCGGTGACCCTGGTCGGTGGCGACAGCCGCGCTCGGGCGGTCGAGCTGGCGCACCACATCGCCGCCGGCGTGCCGGTGGTGGGGTCGGTGGGTGAGCAGTTGCAGGCCCTCAGCGCTGCGGTGATCGCCCTGAACGTCCAGGCGCCGGCCGGGGAAGGTGCGTCATGACGTCCCCCGCACCACTCCCGCCGCCGATCCGGCGGATCGTCCTCGCCACGTCCGACGTGTGGGGGGTGTCGGTCCTCGACCTGCTGTCGGATCGCCGGGCGGGCCGAATCGTGGCGGCGCGCCAGGCGGCGATGACGCTGGCCCGTGACCTGACCCTGGCCAGCTACCCGGCGATCGCGCGCGCCTTCCGGCGGTCCGACCACACCACCGTGATGCACGCGTGCCGACGCACGGCGCAGCGCGCCGCCGGCGACCCGGAGGTGGCCGCGCGGATGGAGGCCGTGCGGGCCATGGTGGCGCCGGCGCCGACCGAGGAGCCCGCGTCATGACCGCCGCCAGCCGACCCCGCCGCGCCCGGCCGGCGCACATCATCGTGGACGCGCGCCGTCCTGCCGCCGGCGTGCCGGTGCGCCTGTTGGTGGGCGGGACGCTGGTCCCGGTGCCGCCGAGGCGGCGCCCGAATGCCCTTCAGAGACTGTTCAAACGCCTGTTGAGGAGACGCTAATGCCCACCCTGGGAGACATTGAAGCCCTCGCCAAGACCTACAGCGAGGCCCACGGCAAGCTCGCGGACGAGGTCCGCGCGGTCGAGGAGGAGATGGCGCGGGTCAAGCGCCAGCACCTGGCCCGCATCCGCCGTCTGGTGGACGGCGCGTCCAACGCGCGGGATCGGCTGGCCGCCGCCGTGGGCGAGGCGTCGGACCTGTTCCAGTCGCCCCGGACTCTCACCCTGCACGGCATCAAGGTCGGTTTTGCGAAGGGCAAGGGAAAGCTGGAATACGCGGACGCCGCGAAGGTCTGCGATCTGATCCGCAAGCACTTCCCCGATCAGGTCGAGACCCTGGTCAAGACCAGCGAAACCCCGGTCAAGGGCGCCCTGAACCAGCTCTCGGTCGCCGAGCTGCGCCGCATCGGCGTCACGGTCGTGGAGGCCGGCGACGAGGTGGTCGTGCGCGTCACCGACAGCGAGATCGACAAGATGGTGGATGCCCTGCTGAAGGACGCCGCCGCTGTCGAGACGGCGGCGTAGGGAGGGGCGGGTCATGCCGATGATCGATGTGGCGGATCCGCGAGGCGGGGTCTCCGACGCCGCAATCACTGTGGTGGCACGCATGACATCTGCTGACCGGGTGCCGTGCTGGTGCGACCACGAGTCCCATACCCAGGATTGGCTGTACAGCCTCCTGCGCATCTCCCCCGGCGCGGCCGCCGCGCTGGTCGAGCGCGCCCGGCAGGTGGTGGACCTGGGGTACTCGGGGGAGGCGGCCGATCAGCTCGGCCCGCGCCCGTTGCTGGATCTGGCGCGCGGTCGGGTGGAGGGGGCGGCCATCGACCTGCGCCTTCAGGGACCCGGCTACCGCGACACGGCCCGGTGCGACATAATCCAGGCCGCCGCTCTGCTGATCGCGGCGCTGGACACGATGCACAGGCAGGATGCCCACCAGGCCGAGCCGGCCGGGGATGGTGCGGCATGAAGCCCCCCGCGAAACTGACGACCGCGCAGGAGGCGGCGTTCGCGGCCTTCTGGGCGGCGTATCCGCGTAAGGACGGCAAGGCCGCCGCGCGGGAGGTGTTCGCCCGGCTGATCGGCGCTGGCCCGGCCGGGGGTGTCGATCCCGCGTTCCTGGTCCGCGCCGCCCAGCGCCACGCGGACCAGTGCCGGGAGCGCCAACTGGAGCGGACCTACATCCCCCACGCCAAAACGTGGCTTCGGGATCGGAGGTTCGAGGACGAGGCGTTTCAGGATCCGCCCGAAGTGCCCGCCGGGCCGACCTTCGAGCCTCCCGAGGCCGAGGACCTGTGGTGGCCGCACTTCCGCGACGCCGGCATGGACCGGGGAGCCTATGACCGCTGGATCCGCCCGTGCCGGATCGAGACCGGGTCAGACGGCCAGGTCACGGAGATGTGGGCGCCGCACGCCTTCCATGCCCAGTGGCTGGAAACGCGCCTGGATCACCTGATCCGGCGCGCGCTCGGCCACATGCCCGAGATTGAGGTGATGCCGTGATCGCCATCTCCATCCGCCAGCCATGGGCGCATCACATCCTGCACGACGGCAAGGACGTCGAGAATCGGTCGTGGCCGACCAAAGTCCGGGGCCGCGTTCTAATCCACGCCGGCCTCACGACGGTTGAGGCCCCGGAAACGATCCGGCGTCTTGGTCTGCCCCTGGGCGGCATCGTCGGGTCGGTGGAGATCGTCGATTGTCTCGACCACTCCGACAGCCGGTGGTGGTGCGGCCCCTGGGGATGGGTGCTGCGCGATCCGCGCCCGCTGCCGTTCGTGGCCTGTCGCGGGAAGTTGGGCTTTTTCCGTCCGGACCTCCCGGCCGGCACGGTGCTGGACGGCTGACATGGACCCCCGCGCCGCCCTGCTGGACCTAGCGCTGTCCGTCGAGCCTCTGGTGCGACGGCAGGGCACGGCCGTGCAGCGCCGCGCGCGGGCGGCGTGGCGCCGGGCGCTGGCGGTGCTGGCGCCGGAGCGGGGGACCCCCGCGTCGCCCGACGGCCCGCCGGACGCCGAGGCGCTGGTGCGGGCGTACCTCGCCTGCGGCGGCACGCACGAGGCCCTGGTGGCGGCGATCAGCCGCCTGCGCGGGATCTCCATCGACGATCTAACCGACTGGTAGGAGGCCATCATGCCCAAACCGACCTATGCCAATGTCGCCGGCTCCGGTCCGGCCGGCCAGCGCTGCGCCACCTGCGACCACTGGGTGCCGTCTGTCGTCGATCCGCGCCCTGGCCAGCGCGTCGCCATGGTGTGCGAGAAGGTGGCGGAACAGACCTGCCTGCCGGCCACGCGCCTGGGCACGGCCGAGAGCCACACGCCCGCGTGCAAGTACTGGGCGCGGCGTCGCGCCGCCCCACCGGCGCAGCCGGCCCAGTCAGAGGGGCGGCCGTGATGAGCACCCAATCCTCCCTGTTCGAGCACCTGGCGGGCGTGACCCCGGCGCCCGAATACGCCTCACTGGAACAGCAGGCGCGCGCGGCCGAGTGCTACGAGACGCCGGCCTGGGCGGCGGCGCGCATCCTGGACGTGGAGATCCTGACCCCGTGCGTCTGGGACCCGTGCTGCGGCACGGGAGTCCTGAGCGAGGCGGCGACGGCGGCGGGATACGCGGTGCTGTCCACCGACCTGCATGACTGGGGCTACGATGGTCAATCCGGAGAGAAAAACTTTCTCCGCCTGACGGAGCCGCCGTCTGAGGAGCCCTTCAGCGTCTTCATGAACCCGCCGTTCAGGTTGGCCTGTGAGTTCGTGGACCATGCGGCCGCGCTGGGCGCGCGCAAGATCGTCTGCTTCCAGCGGTTCGCGTGGCGTGAGAGCCGTGAACGGCGAGAATGGTGGCTCCGTCGGCCGCCGGCGCGCATCTGGCTGTGCGGGGACCGGGCCACCTGCTGGCTGTTCAGCATCCCGCCCGAGGAGCGCGGCGGCAACGTACCGATCCCCCACGCCTGGTACGTGTGGGAGCGGGGGCACCGGGGCCTGGAGGCGATCCACACGCTTTGGCGTGACGGGTGGGTGACATGAGCGCGCGGTGGGACTGGGGTGAGGCGGACCTGGTCCGGGCGACAGAGCGCGCCCGCGCCGGGCACGGCCGCCAGCTCGCCCGGCTGATCAAGGCCACCTCCGAGGACGATCTCGCGCGGGCGCTGTCCAGCACCAACGGAGACTTCGAACTGGCGCTGTGGCACTGCCTGGGCCGACGCCAGGAACGCGCCTGGTGGCGTCAGGCACGACGGAGGGTTCCGTCATGACCTCTCGCCGCCGCATTCCCCGCTGTGGCCGACACCTGCCGCCGCATGACGCGCCGAGCCTGCTGGGCCTGATCAGCGAGGCCGCCGATCTGCACCAGGTGCTGGTGGCCGACGGCTATGCGCTGGATCCGCGCGTGCGGCCATACCGCCGCCAGGACGGGCGGGTGTCCATCCGCTTCGTCTGGCGTCGCCGCGATCCGAGCGGCGCCAATCTCAGCGTCACCGCCACCCATGTGCTGCGCGTCGAGGGGAGGGCCGAGCCATGAGCCACATCTCGGCCCCGCGCGTCCGCGCCCTGCTGGCCTGGGGGCACGATGCCGTCTCGATCGCGGTGCGCTGTGGCGTGTCCTATCAGGCGGCCGCGCGCGCCGTCACCGCGCTGTGCCCCCCGCCACCGCCGCCGCCACCGCCGGTGCCTGAGCCCGTGTCCGAGTCCGAGTCCGCCCCACCACCACCACCACCTCCGGCACCGGCACCGGCGCCGGCGCCGGTCCGTCGTGGTTTCCGGTTCGGCCGGCCGCTCCCGCCGACCCGCACGCCGGCGGCCGAGCGCGCCGAGGCCGTGGCGGCGTACTTGGCCAACGGCGGCCAGGTCACACACTGCCCGCCGGGGCCTGCCGCCGGCACGACGGGGCTGGAGGATCAGTTCGGCGTGGCCGCCCCGCCCCGGCCGGACGGGGGCTGGCGCGCCCAGGCCCAGACGCGGAGGGGGAGGCCATGAGCGACCGATCCGCACGGATGCGCGCGATCCACGCCGGCGCCCGCGAGCTGGGCCTGGACGACGAGGCCCGGCGCGATCTGATGCACCGCCTGACCGGGTGCCGCTCCGCCCGCGAGATGACGGACGCGCAGCTCGGCGCCGTGCTGGCCGAATATGACCGGCTGCGCGGCGGGCGGCGGAAACCCTACCGGCCCGCCGCCAATCCGCTGGCGCGCAAGGTCCACGCCCAATGGGGCGAGCTGTGCCGGCGCGGCGCCGTGCGTGCCAAATCCGCCGCCGATCGGCGCGCCGCGCTCCGCACCTGGTGCGGCCGCCAGCTCCAGCCGGGCGCCGACGTCCTCTTGGACCCGGACATTCTGTCCAACAACGACCTGCGCCTGCTGGTGGAGTCCCTGAAACAGTGGATCGCCCGCCTGGACGGGGAGACGGCGGCCGGGGACGGGGGCGCCGAATGACCCTGCCGCAGTCATATCTGGACCTGGCCGAGGAGATCGGCGAGGCGGCGGCCGTCCGCCTCGTCCAGGTGCGCGGCGGGCTGGACCTGTATGTGCCGGTCCGCGCGGACCCCGAGCACCCGCTGGTCCAGGCCATGGGCGAGCACGCGACGGCGCTGATCGAGCGGCGCGGCGGTGAGCGGATTTGCGTGCCCTCTTGCCGGACCCTCCACCATCGGGCCATGATCAGGCGCATGTATGACAGCGGCGAGCCGCTGGGCGCCATCGCCCAGGCCGTCGGCCTGACACAGCGCCACGTGCGCCGCCTGCTGGCCGACATGGGCCGGGCCGATCCGCGCCAGCTCGACCTGTTTTCCCCTCCCGATACGGACTGACCGGACATGCGTCCGGGCGCGCCGTGCGCGCGCGCCTGCGATGCTCTCCCCACGCTCCACGCCGTGAGGGAGGCCCCGCCGTGTCCGCGCATATCGAGCCCCATGACCATTTCCCCGAGGCGCTGCACTACATCATGCGCCACGAGGGTGGCTACGTTGATCACGCCGCTGATCCCGGCGGCGCCACCAAGTACGGGATGAGCCTGCGCACCCTGCGCGCCCAGGGTGACCTGGACGGCGACGGCCTGCTGGACTGGGATGTCGACCGGGACGGCGACGTGGACGCCGCCGACGTCCGCGCCCTGACGCCTGACGACGCCGCGCGGTACTACCGCGAGCGGTGGTGGGACCGGTACCGCCTGAACCTGATCCACCAAAGCGCCCCCGCGATCAAGTTGATCGACATGGGCATCAACATGGGCATGTCGCGCGCCGTGCGGATCGCGCAGGAGGCCGCCGCCGACTGCGGCCGTCCCGTGACCGTGGACGGCGTGCTCGGCCCGGCCACCGCCGCCGCGCTTGACGCCTGTGCCACCGCCTGCCTGCGCGCGGCGATGTGCCGCCGGCAGTATGCGTTCTATCGCGACCTGATCGAGCGCCGCCCCAGCCTCGCCGTGTTCCGGCGCGGCTGGCGCACGCGCGCCCGGTTCTGGCCGGAGGAGGACTGATATGACCCAGACGGATGTGGAGGACCGCCTCAATGAGGTGGTGGCCAAGGCCCGGGCGACCGGCCTGAGCGCGGACGAGATCCTGTCTGCCCTCGAGATCGTCACCATGGCGCTGCGCGATGAGGAGGAGGGTTGATGCCGACGAAACCCACCCCCGGCCCCAGCGGGCCGGAAATGTCCAAGGCCCAGCGCGCCGCCGCCGCGCCCCAGTTGGGGCTGGGCGCCGCCGCCGCGCTGGTGGCCGTGGGGCTGCTGGATCAGCTCGCCGGTCTGACGCTGGAGGCCGAGACGGCCGCCGCGCTGTGTGTCCTGTGCGAGGGCTGCTGGCAGCAGCTCCGCCGTGTGATGGAGGGATGAGTATGACCCTGCGAACCCTGAACCGCCTGCTGTGGGGCGTCCGCGTCGCCCTGGTGGGTGTCGTGGTCGCCGCAAGCCTGTGGTTGTCCGGCTGTGGCAATTCGGTCGCCGATCGCTGGCTCGGCGCGGTGGAGACGACGCAGCAGCGCGTCTACCGGGCCGCCGGCGCCTACGGCGTGATCGGCGGGTTGGCGTGCGAGTACGTCCAGACGCCGACG